CGGCATCGAGATCCTGACGATGATGGAGCCTATCGAGAAGGCGATCGAGTGGGCGTGGTGTTTGGCTCCCGTCTGGCCGAAGTGGGGGGTCTGGTGATGTGGGGCGAGATGAGCAACCCCGAGTTCGAGTACTCCACGGCGTACCGTTACAGCTGCGGCGATGATGACGACATCATCGTGTTCGGGCGGTGCCCGATCTGTGGCCGCTTCATCGCGGCAGGCGGGGGTGTCCGCGAGGTTTCAACGGGTGCTCCGCGGTTCGCGACGCGGATGGTCTTCGATAACTGGTCATGCTCCAGATGTGGTCCGATCGAGCCGCACTGGGACCGTGTCTATTGAGATCACCATGGTCCGTCTAGCTGGAACGATACGTCTTCGGTCGGGGCCCCCGTGTTCTTCATGCCGGCATGCTTGCTGGGTGAGAGATGAGGAGTTGAGTAGCTGGTCTGAGCATGGCTGGTGTGTCCATCCGGATGACGGGATCGATTACGGCAGTGACGACAGGGAATCCGTGCTGCCATCGAGATACCTCAACCCGGGTGACGTCAACGCCCGTGAGCCGGGCGCGAACAGGAGGGGATGCCCGGTCTGGTGTCCGTGTCTCGAAGAGAACGGTGGGAGGGTGATGGCGCAAGAGATGGACGAAGAGTGGGAGGAGCTGGAGTGACCAGCTGGGAAGAGGAGAAGCAGCATGGATGAGATCTCCGTGATGAAGACGATGAGCGATGAAGAGCGTGATGCCTACCGTTGGGCTCTCACGGCCCCCTATCAGTCCGTGGCCGCACGTCGCGCCAGAACTCTCGCCAAGTTCATCTGCCGTCAGGCTGAGAGCAAGGACATCGACATTCGGATGAACGTGATCTGCCCGCACTGCAAGACGGAACAGCAGGTTCACGCTGAGTACGTGGGGAAGAGGATCCCCTGTGAGCACTGCGCGAGAGACTTCCTCGTGTGACAGAGGGTGTGACAGAGCGCGTCTGCTCGGCCGGCGATTCCGCCGGCGAGGGGCGCGCCGGAAAGGAGGGGGAATGAGACCCCTGGCTGCAGTCATCATCGTCGTCTGCACAGCGCTGCTTCTTGCGGGGTGCGGCGCCGGCACGGGAAAGCGGGGGAGCGCGGTCAACCTCATCACGACCGGGCTCCTTGCCGTGGAGGACGCGGACTGCGTGGGGCGCGCCACGGACATCACGCACGTGTACGCGAAGGACGGCACGCTCATCGGGTTCTGCGTCGAGTGCCTCGCCGACTCCGTCGAGAGAGTCCCCGCGACGCCAGATCCGGAATAGGGAGGCTGACCGTCTCCTGGGCCAGCACACTGAACAGGAGGATGCCTATGGATGAATACGGCGGCGCCAGGCACGCCACGAGCCGGACTGTTGGAGCTCGAGCTGAGAACACGTCCCGCTAGTAGCGCATGACCCGTACGGCGTGCTGCCCGCCCGATGTATCCAGAGGAGTGTGGAGAAGCTCCTGGTGCCGCTTCGGGCCTGAGACCGATTGATGAAGGGGAGAGTGGTCGAGGGCCCGGAGCGCGCACCGGCCCAGGCGAAGGAAGCAGGACGAGGAGGTCGAGATGGCGGGCGGGCATCGTGTCTATCGGGGGAGGGTGTACGACGATCCACACGGCTACAACTACGAACCACGCAGCTGGTGGGACACGGACCCGCTGCTCGAGATCAAGCCCTGGAAGGATCTCGCGCTCTTCTGGAAGTACCTGATCCACCTGGCGGTCTGGGAGTGGGAGGGCCGCGAGGTCTGGCGGAAGGGCGACGCGGCGCCCGTTCGGGTGAAGCGCGGGCAGCTCTACGTGAGTCTGCGCGAGCTCGGGAAGAAGCCCGGGTGGTCGCCGAGCAAGGTCGCGCGGGCGCTCGAGCTGTTCGAGAAGGACGGCCGGGCTGTTACTGAATCACGGTCACGCGGGACACTGATAACTCTGGTGAACTACGAGACTTATCAGGATCCTGACTTCTACCGTGGAACGCACAGCCAAGTTGGTTCGGGCCAGAAGGGCCAAAAGTGCGACGGGAATCGGGACGGAGATTGGGACACCACGGAAGACCTGTTCTCGTCGCGAGTTAGGACCCGCTGCAAGAGGGGGCCTGGAACGCGAAGTGAGACGGGTTCTGGGACAGTAACAGAACAGACTCGGGACGGTAACATAGTAAAGACAGGGAAGACATTGAACCTACCCGCCGGCGATCGCGATCGAGCGAAGTTGTCCACACCGTTGTCCACATTCCCCCAGGAGCCCGACCGGACCCCCTGTACCTGGCACACCATCGCCCATGCGATCTCGAACGAACTGTGGCCGCGGATCCCCGACAACGTCAAGCCCTGCCTCATCGCGGAGGCCTCCACGTTCGGGCCACCGCCGGCGGAGATTGACTCCCGACTCCGCGATGCTCTGATCAGAGAAGCTGCCCGCCACGGGATCTCCCTGCCATCCTCGGAGGCAATGCCGGAGTGACATCCGCAACGATGGAGGCCACCAGCACATGCCACGGCTGAACACCACACTCCGCCTGGAGATGAAGCGGCGCTCGTCGATCCTCTCCGTTGACATCAGCCGGGGAGGCGACGCTGCGCTCCGAGACTACGAAGAGAAGAGCGCTCTCGCCGCGCGCAGACGCGATCTACTCTCGATGATCACGGATTTGCAGCGGAGACTTGCGCTTCTGGGAAGGAACAGCCGGCTGGTGAAGAACTGCGTTGAGACGATGCGTCAGGAGTACGCCCGCTCGAGCCAGCCACGGAGGAAACGGACCTGAGAGCCATCACGCGCAGTGATCAGGCGATACTCTCCCGCTGCTTCGGAGCGGAGGGCGGCGAGCACGATCTTGGAATCGATAGCCGAAGCGGCGCCACATGTCTGCGGTCCGAGAAGCCCATCCACTGTCACCCTGGTTCCGGCCGCTGCGAGCAGGGCGCGCTGGAGACACCGGACGGCCGGTCGCTCGCCCATGTTGATGGCCAGATCGAACGTCTTGAGAGCCAGGTCGTGAGGGAGCTCACCATACGGGCGGACGGACCAGTAGCGATGCCAGTAGAGCTCAATCGCTTCCTCCCGTGTGAGGGAGGCGATATCGACGTCGGGATGCGCGCGCTGGGAGATGCCGAACTTCGTCTTCCCCCCGCGGTCGAGCGGGTCGTTCACGAAGCCCCCCTCGTGCGCGAGGACGATCTCGATCGCTTCTTCGAAGAGCTCCCGATCGCTCATGCGGCCCTCCAGCATCATCGCCCCATTAGCTGTGTGATCCCGAGAACGGTAAGCCCAACCGCCGTGGGGATGAGGTAGTTCAACCAGGCGGACCTTCGCGCGTGCCCGCTGTCTTTTCTGATCTTCTCACATACGGGGATCGTCATCACAATCGTGCTGTCCTGCTCGACCTTCCTGAGCCGGCCATTCTGCATGTCCAGACGCTCGTTGATGCCTTTGAACCCTGACTTCGTGGTCTCGACGAGCGATCGGACCTCGCCCTCCAGAGCCCCGATGGCCCGGGCCGTCTCGATGTCGCGGTCGCGTTCACGGTCGTCCATGGGGCTGCTCCTTCGGGTTGTGCTCTTCCAGGTTCAGGCTTCCGTCGCTTGCGTGACGTCCGCCGTCAGAGTCATCGTGCCGATCTCCGGCGTATAGATCACCCCGTCGGTCAGGCGGATCTGGATGTCGTAGATCGCGTCGCGTGTGCCGATGGCGCGCGTGTCGTCGGCGGAGAGATCGAACCGCAGACTCCCGTCCACACCGACGCCACCGGCAGCCTCGATCTGTCCCGTGCCAGGGACATCCTCTGTTGTGATCACCTTCCTGACGAGAGCGTCTGCATCGGCGGCGCGCGCGTGGCGCTTCGCCGTGAACCAGGCGGTCTCGATTGCCGCCGGCAAGTCAGTGATCGTGCGTGTGATCTCCAGGTTGTCGCCGATGACGTATCCTGAGATCGTGCGGTCCAGGGTACTCATGAGCTTTGTCTCCTTCCGTCCCTGGTCGCGTCGTCCGAGTCAGCGAGTGTGATCGTGCCTGAGTGGACATGCGAGACGCCGGCGCTTCCGCTGTGGACCGCCAGGGGCCCCGGATCGATGCCACCGGCAGCCGCTGCTCTACCGACACCCGTTGCCGAGGTTCCAGCGTGATGAACCACAGTCGATCCCGACGTAGCATCTGCGGTGCCGCTGGCAGTCACCGCTGCGTCATGTATGACATGCGCGGCAGCTGAAGCGGATCCCTTCCCTGTGACCGTAGCCGACGGCACCGAGAACCCGATGAAGAGCTTGCAGAGGGTATCGGCGTCCTTGTTGAAGCTCGTGCCCCAGCTGTCATCTCCCGTTCCCTGTGTGCTTGCATCCCAGATCCGGACATCGGTCTCACCCGACTTGTTCACAAGCGGACAGGGATCCTGACCGTCGGCGGCGAGGTCAATAGTCTGCTTGTCCGATGGCTTCTCGTCCAGCGACACCATCAGGTCGCCGCCGTCCCACTCCTCGGCGGTGCCGTTCAGTGCGTCGCCGATGAACGAGCCGAGGGAGAAGTGGATGAGGTAGGTCTCCGGCATCCCCATCGGATCATTGCCGATGAAGCGGCGGACCCTGAAGTAGACCCACTCGATCTGGGCGTGGTCGGGGATCTCCGACGTGTCGAAAGAGAAGAAGGCCCGCCAGTCGACGTACTGGGTCGCGATCTGTCCCGTCTCACAGAAGTTCCAGCCGATGGAGGGGTAGTAGTTCGATCCTATGCGGAAGAGCCAGCCGCTCTTGGTGGGATCATATTCGGCGATGAGTTCATCGAGCATCCTCGGCGTCACTCCCTTGAGAAGGCACCACGGAGCCCGGCCGACCCCGAGAGACGCGCTCTATTCGAGCCGGAGGACGAGGTTGCCGGCCGTGAGCTTGAAGACGTCGTCGACACCGACCGTCTTCGAGTCATCGAATGCGCCGTGGAAGAGGGGGTTGCCGCCGGAGGCTGCGTCCCTCAGCGCGAAGTGCGTGACCGTGCCCCAGGCTTCCGTCGCGGTCGGGAAGGTGATGTCGTCAGCGTTGGCGACCTTGAAGCCTGGCGGATCCGAGGCCGCTGCCGCGAATGCAGGAGAATCACCACCGCTCGGATGAACCTGCACGCGCGCGTACCCGCCGCCGGAAACCTCCGTGCCCACGTCGGCATCGGTCGGATCTGAGGTGTAGAGCGCAAGATACACGTCGGGGGAGGAGAGGGCGCCGTCGTTCAGAAGGAAGTCGAGTAGCGCGGCTTCCAGATAGTCGGATAGTGCGGACATCGGGAGCTCCTTCGGCTAGTTCGCCGGGGACTGCTGGCGGGGGGACGACGACGTGGGCCTCTGGGGCCTCTCCGCGAGCTCGCGGCCATCGCCGTTGCCCCCCGATGTCTCAGTCTCTTCAGCCTGCTGTTCTTCCCACTCTTCCTTCGTGAGGCGATCGTCGTCGGCCGCGCCCCCGTCGATCGTGAGACCAAGCTCCGCTGCGAGCTCCAGTTCGCGCTTGAGCTCCCGGAAGACCTCCTCGACGTCCTCGCCCTTCTCCGCGAGGAACGACGTGCGGGTCCCGAGCCCGTTCTCGATGGCCATGACAGCAGCCTTCGTCTCTTTCTGGGGATCGATCCAGGGCCATCCGCGCGGCCTGTGCCGGACAGCCATGTATCTGCCCGGGTTCTTGGATGCGAGCTTCAACCGGCCGGTGAGAAGCGCCATGCGAAGCCACGCATCGTAGAGCGGCCTGCGCCACATGTCGATGAAGTCCTGCTGGAGCGACTGCCAGTCGTCGCGCTCGATGAGGGCGAAGCTCCGCATCGTCGAGTACGTTACTTGCTCCGCGTCGTTCGCGAGGACATTGTAGAAGACACTGAGCCCGGAGGAGACCTTGCGGAGCATCTGTTTCACGAAGGCCGGGAACTGGCCGGTTGGATGATCCGGGGACCAGCCGGTGAACCCCCAGCCCTCGTCGAGGCGGGTGATCGCGCCCGGGCTCGCTTCCATCTTCAGGTTCTTCTTGCCGGAAGCTCCACCGGCTCCGAATCCGTCACCCTTCTTCTCGATGAATCCCATCTTCGCCGCGGCCACACGGGAAGCGATCGCCTCACTTTCCTCGTAGGCGTTCAGCATGTGCGCCGGGCCCATCGCCGCATGGATCCACGTCACGCCCCGGGTCTGGTTCACGCGGTCCTGGCTGTAGATGTGGATCATCTCGTCTGCGGGCACGAAGTAGCGCTCGCGGTAGACGTCGATGCCGGCGGACTGCGTCATGTTCCATACCCAGTAGCCGACCGGGCGGCCGATCTTGTCAACCTCGACACCCATCCTGATCTCGTTCGAGCTCGGACTGGCGCCGCGGTTGTATGTCACATCAATGAGATCGGCATCGATCGGCTGGAGCGCGAGACCAAAGGGGTTGCCCTCGTACCCGCGCCAGAGACGGACGAAGATCTCCCCGTCGCATGCCCATGTCTTCAGGAGGAGCTTCTCGAACTCCCGCAGACCCGTGCGGCCATCGACGGTCACGGGATGACTCGCCCACTCGCGCCACGCCTCTTCGATCGCGGTGTTCGTGGTCTCGTCGAGCTGGCGATCGGACTTCCTGACCTGCGCCTGGAGCTTGATGCCCATCGGGCCGATCACGTTGTTTGTGAGCAGCCGGAAGTAGCGCTTGACGTAGCTGTTGTTCCTTGCGAGCTCGCGCGCCCGCGCGCGGAGCCGGCGGACGTTGCCGCGGATCTCCTGGTCCGGGGAGCGGCAGCTCGCGATCCAGTCCGCCAGAATCCGGTTCATGTCCGCGGCGTCGTAGGCGGATCGCGCGCCGAGCATCTCGAGCGCTGCCAGCCTGAAGGCGCGCCGGAGCCGCACGTGGAACGGTCTCATGTCTCCCACCCGGGTTTCGTGAACTCCACGTAGATCGTGTCACCGACCGCGCCGGGGTGCTTCAAGCGCTCGAGCTGCGCCTCGAGCGTTCTCAGCATCGATACCGCTTCCCGGAGCGGTAGCTTCGAGACTGCGCGGCCGGCGATCGAGTAGCTCTCCATGCCGGAGGGAAGGCGTCCCTCGATGTGCGCGCGGAGGGCCTCGATCGCACGTTCCGTCCACTCCTGGGCGCTCTGGTCGGTCGCCTTCGTGAGATCGGGGAGGAGAGTGACGACTCCCGCGTCGACCTCGTAGACCGCGCCGTCCTTGCTCACGCGCTCGGCGTAGTGATAGAGCCCGGCCGCGATGCCGTCCGTCGTCGATGCGTCGATCGTGATGATGAAGTCATCGTCCTCGGTCGTGGCTTCGACCTTGGCGACGTTCGCGCCGGCCAGATAGAGCGTGAAGGTCCAGCCGTCGCCGGCGGGGTAGTCGCTGAGCTGCTTGCGGTAGGTGACAGTCGTTCCGGCTGCGAACGATTCCGGAAGCGATGTGAGTTCCTGGCTCATGGCGTCAACGTGCCAGAGCGGACGCTCAGGGCTCAAGTCCAATATCTTTGGACTTGCCGCTCAGTCGCACTTCTGGCACGAGTGAACCAGTGCTGTGGATCCGAGACCCGACGAAAGGAACACAACAGAGGAACGCGCCCTATGGAGACCGGCACACAGATTCGCACGCTCAAGGTCCCGCGCATTCAGTACCGCGAGTTCACCGTCATCGGCCGCGGGGACGTGATCGTCGAAGAGTCTACGGACGATACACCGGAGGTGCGGAAGTACCCGCTCACACTCTCGAGCGAGCAGCCTGTACGGCGCTATGACTGGTGGAACGACGAGTACTACTACGAGGTCCTCTCGCACGAAAATGCCGACGTCGACCTCTCCGTCGCTGAGGCAGGGCTGCCGCTCCTGAAGTCTCATACTCGACTCCTCCACTCAGGATCCATCGAGGATGTGGAGATCGACGCGCAGCGGAAGGTGCTCCGGGGCAACGCGCGGTTCGCGTCAACGCAACTCGGCACCGATGAGGAGACCATGGTCCGCGAGGGCCACACAAAGCGGGTCTCCGTGGGCTATGAGATCCTCGGATACGATCTGCTCTCGCGCGATGAGGAGACCGGGATCGCAACCTATCTCACGAGATGGAGGCCGCTCGAGGGTTCGACCGAGCCGCTCCCTGCTGACCAGACCGTGGGCTTCGGGCGCGCGCGGCCCCAGGACGGTCCCGACGAGAAGAAGACCGCGCGCGCGGAGGAAGGCATCGAGTTCGTGGAAATCGCTGTCGAGGAGGGAGAAGAGCGGCAGGCAGAACCGCTCGCGAAGGGAGAGAGAAGCATGGGACAGGAACTGAAGCAGGCGGGAGCGCCGGGTACTCCGGAGACGCCGATCGCCGGTGGAGGGGAGGAGCGAGGTATGCCCGCCAGGGAGAGAAACGCCGAGGTCGCCGATATCCTCGAGATGTGCGAGGCGCACGGCGTAGGCGACCGCGCGGCGGGATGGATCCGCGAGGGACTGAGCGTCGAGCGGATCCAGCGTGAGATCCTCGGAATCGTGAAGACCCGGGGCGGCGTGGCGCAGCCGCCGGCGGAGTCGCTCGACCTCTCGGCAAGGGAGGCGAGGAGCTACTCCTACCAGCGCGCGATCAGGATCGCCGCCGGCATGGACCGCCGTGAGGGGTTCGAGGCGGAGATCCACGACGAGCTCGCAAAGCGCGGAAGCGGCCCGCAGCACAACGGTATCCTCGTGCCGCTCAGGCTGCGCGATGCCCAGGAGCCCACCGAGTACGGCCGGAGAACGCTGGGGATCACCGAGCCCGGCACCGGGTCCGTCGTCGGGACACAGCGGCTCGAGTTCATCGACATCCTCCGGAAGAAGGCCCGCTGCCTCGAGTTCGGCGCGCGGTTCCTCCCCGGCCTCACGGGTGTCGTGATGATGCCCAAGAAGACCGGTGAGGCGACGGTCCAGTGGATGGAGGAGAACCCCGCGGCCGACGCTACCGCCACCGAGCCGGAGTACGGCTACGTGCTCATGGCGCCGAAGACCATGATCGGGACGGTGCCGATCCCGCGGCAGGTCCTCGCGGTCCAGTCGTTCGATGTCGAGGCCGATATCACGAACGACCTCGCCCTCGGGACGAGCCACGCGCTCGATCTGGCTGCGATCCACGGCACAGGAACGAACAAGCAGCCGGCCGGGATCTACTCCGCCGCCGACGTCCAGTCGAAGGCGATGGGTGGTGTCCCGAGCTACCCGAAGCTCGCTGCCATGGTCGGACAGGTCGCCGACGAGGACGCCGACTTCGGCGCCCTGGCATGGATGACCACACCGCTCATGGCCGCCAAGCTGCTGGCGACGGTGATCGAGTCCGGCTATCCCAAGTTCATCTGGGACGGCAAGGTCGCCGACGGCACTATGGTCGGCTACCGCGCGGGGGCGACGAACCAGGTCTCGAAGACACTCGGATCCGGTGCGGACGAACACGGGCTCATCTTCGGGAACTGGAACGAGCTCGTGATCGGGATGTGGGGCAACGAGGTCGAGCTCGTTGTCGACGTTACGTCCAAGGCGAAGAAGGGCATCATCGATGTCACCTCGTTCGCGATGGGCGACGTCGCCATCCGGCACCCCGAGGCGTTCGTCAAGGCGACAGGCGCGAAGACGGCCTAGACGCAGCAGAGCCGCTGGCAGAGGGAGGAGACGATGCCCGGCACGGGCACGATGAGAGTGAAGGTGACAACGGGGCACTGTCTCGGCGGCGCCGGGAACGACGTCTATCCCGACCAGGTCCTGGAGGCCCCGGGCGACATCAGTCTGGAAAAGGCCAGGCACATGGTTCGCATCGGGTACGCCGTGCGGCTGCCGGACGAGGCGCCGGCGCAGCCCTCCGGGGCAGCCGTGGAGGTGCGGGATCCGGTTCCCGAGCATGGGGACCCCGAGATCCAAACGCCTGAGAGGACACAGAAGCCCCGGGGCAAGACGAAGAACCCGGCGGCGGCAAAGAGCCGGAAGAAGAAGGGAAGGAGCACGGGATGAACCCATACATCGTGCTGAGCCAGGGGCATGCCCTCGTTCTCGCGCCCGCCGGCACCTACGATGAGACGGACGCCGAGCAGACCGGCATCGACGTGCAGGACTACGACGGCGTCGCGCTCTTCATCCTGAACGCGAGCGCCGGCACAGGCACGACTCCGACGCTCGATGTGACGATCGAGGAATCGGCGGACGACTCGACGTACACGGCAGTCACGGGCGGAGCCTTCACGCAGGTGACGGACACGGCGGCCGTGGAAGCGATCGCCCTGAACGTGGGGAACCTGAAGCGCTACGTCCGCGTCACCATCGACATCGGCGGGACGACACCGGACTTCTTCCTCGCCGCCGAGTTCGTGGGGATGAAGAAGGCGAGCTGACGTGACGGGAACGCTGGGCGAGACTGACATCGAGGCGATGCTCGCGGATCTCGCCGACGCCGAAGGCGCGGTCGAAGTGCGGTTCGGATCGACCTCCGTCCTGGGCCTCTTCGATCGCGCCTCGGCGGAACTGTTCGCCGGAGAGATGCCAACACTCGTCGCCGATTCCGAGGGCGTCCACGTGAAGGCTGGGAGCCTGCCGGGACTCGCAGCGGGAGCAGCGATCATTGTCGGAGGGGCCGACTACAAGGTGCTGAAGATCCTCGCACACGGAGACGGCGCGATGGAATGGATCGCGCTGACGAGCCCATGAGCACTATCCGGGAGCAGATCGTCGCCGCAGTCCACACGGCGCTGAATACAGAGCGACCCGCGGGCATCCCGGAGACGGTCCGGACGCGCGTGGAATCGCCCGGCCCGGATGCGCTTCCGGTATTGACCGTCTACCAGGGGCGCGAAGTCGTGTCGCCGAAACACGCGGAGAAGGCAGATCCCGGGCGCGGCGAGAGGATGGCGATCCGCGGCGATATCGTCAACCGGAAGGTCGATGTGAACTTCGAGGTCCTGGTCAAGGCCGGGAAGGACGATCCGCCGGCCGATCAGGCCGCGGATCCATACCTCGCGTGGGCGGTGAGGTCGATCATCGGAGCGGGGAGATTCGGTGGGCTTGCGAGACGTCCCGCAGAAGAGCAGGGGACGCAGTTCAGCTATGAGCAGGCCGACTTCTCCTACTGCAGAGCGACGACGACATTCAGGATCGAGTATCAATCGAAAACGGACGACGCCGAGCAGCTGAAGTAGGCGTGCGATCCGCAAGCAGTCGGGCCATGCGCCACGGAGGATGACGATGCCCTACACGAACAACCCCGATGAGTACTACATCGGCAAAGGAAGGGTCTGGATCGACGTCCTGGATGCGGACGGCGCCCGGACAGGCGAGCGCTACCTCGGGAATACGCCGTCATTCGAGCTCACGCCGACCTCCGAGAAGCTGGACCACTTCTCCGCGGCCACGGCGGAAGCCGAGCTCGACAGCTCCATCGTCACGAGATCGCAGACGAGCATCCGGATCGTCGCTGACGAGTTCTCGAAAGAGAACCTCGCGATCGCCTTCATGGGCGACAACTCGTCACTGACGCAGACCGCCGACTCCGTGGAAGCCGAAGCGATCAGTGGCGTGGTACAGGATCGCTGGTATGAGCTCGCCTACAGACAGGTCAGCAACGTCGTCGTGACGGGGCCGTCGGGAACGCCGACCTACGATCTGACGGACGACTACCTCGTCGATGCGGAGACCGGACGGATCTACATCGTTGCCGGAGGCGGCATCACCGACGACTCGGATCTCGAGGTCGACTACGACTACGATGATCTCGCTCTGCAGACGACGCGGGCCATCACGAACACGACGCTGCGGGCCTTCATCCGGTTCATCAGCGATCCCGCGGAGGGCCGCAAGCGGGAGTTCCAGATCTGGAAGGCGACCCTCCGGGCGGACGGCGCCATCGGTCTCATCACCGAGGAATGGGGCCAGATCAGCCTTCTCGGTGAGGTCGAGTCCGACGCGGCGAACCACCCGAACGAGCCGCACATGCGGATCATCGATCTGGAGTAGCCATGGCGGAGAGGCACGACATCGCGGGCCGGACGTTTCTTGAGATCGAGGACTCCACGATCGAGCAGGACCTGGCTTTCCAGGCGCTGGTGAAGGAGGCGGGGCTCGACTCGCTCGAGCTCCGCCCCGGGCAGTCGCCGGAGTCCTTCGCCTCCGAGCTTCTCGACGGGCTGGTGCGGAGCCGGACGAGTCTGAAGATGCTCGGCTGTCTTCTGATTCCCGCGGACAAGGTGCCGCTCCAGCGCAGGCGCATCAATCCCGGAGAAGCCTGGACGCCGGAGGTCGCCGAGGAGACGACACGCTTCCTCGGCGCATGCATGGACCCGCGCGACAAGGCTCGGATCAGAAACCTAATCCTGAGCCTGCTCCTGGGTTTTTTCGGGTCCGGCGCCGACTCCTCGCCGACTTCAATGACATCCTCCAGGAGAGCGGCGCCCGTGACGAGCCCGAGTCTGACAGGTATGGCGCCTGGACCGAGCTAGTCATCGAGCTCGCCGATGGTGATCTCGACCGCGCTGAGCGCGTCGTGCGATGGCCGTTGCGCGACGCGCTTGTCTGCTATCGGCGCAGGGTCAAGAGAGCGGTCCTCGATCAGTACTACCATGAGGATCTCGTCTGGGCGGTCCTCGCGCCCTATGCCAAGAGGAGATCCATGGCACGCCGGCCCGAGCTGCCGGCGCTTCTGAGAGGACGCCCACGGCATGGCAGGCAAACCTGACGTCAGGGTCAAGCTCTCAGCTGAAGGCGTCGCTGAGGTCGTCGCGGCGCTGAAGAAGATCCAGTCCGAGGGACAGCGGGCGACTGTCAAACCCCGTCAGAGCTTCCTCGGCTTCAACAACGTCCTCGGTGCCACGAAGAACCTCCTCGGTGGGCTTGGGATCGCGCTCGGGATCAACCAGTTCCGGAGCTTCATCCAGCGGTCCGTCGATGCGGCCGATTCCATCAATAAGACCGGCGCCAAGATCGGTGCCACGACCGAAAACCTCTCCGCCCTCCAGCTCGTTGCGCGCACCGCCGACTCAACACTCGAATCCGTGGCCGCGGCCATCGTGCGCATGAACAAGAACCTCGGTGACGCCGCAGCAGGGGTGCCTACAGCGATCGGCTACATGAAGGACCTCGGAGTCGAGCTCGATGATATCCGGGGGCTGGATGCCGTCGAGGTGTTCGCTCTCATCTCGAAGAAGCTCATGGAAATCGAGGACCCGCTGGTCCGCGATCGCGTCGCCCTGGGCCTCTTCGGCCGTGCCGGCGCACAGGTGAAGCCGACGATGCAGGCCCTCGCAGATGAAGGACTTGGAAGCGTGATCGAGCGCGCCCGCGAGCTCGGGATCCTTCTGGATCATGATGTCGCGGCTGCGTCTGAGCGCATCAAGGATGACCTCGAGATCCTCGCGATGCAGTCCGAGGCACTCGGCGCACGGTTCATGGCAGGGTTCGGACCGGAGGCGTCCCAGGCACTCCAGGTCCTGTCCGGCGATCTATCGAAGACGACAGACGACTGGCGCGAGGCGGGCGAGGCGATCGGGAAGGTCGTCAAGTGGGTCGTGGCCGTCGTTGCGACGGGGTTTGATCTCGTCGGCTCCTGGATCGGGTTCATGATGACCTCGCTTGTATCTCTGAGCTCGATCGTCAGCAAGGCGATGCAGTTCGACTTCAGGGGCGCCAAGCAGGAGCTCCAGACGTTCGAGCGTTGGTTCGGACGCGAATGGAAGGATCTGAAGGAGCGCGTCGGCAATCGCTTCGAGCTCGCGATCTCCACGTCACCGGAGGCAGAGGGCGGAGAGCCGAGGACGGCCAGGACCGGCGAAGGAGGCCAGGATCCGGCGGAGCTCGCCGCGAAGCGAGCTCAGGCGCTCCAGACGGCGCTCGACCGGGAGCTTTCCATAACGAAGAGCGCGACGAGTCTCAAGACCGCCGCGGAGAAGCGGGCGTTCGAGGAAGGACTCAAGGATGTCGAGTCGCATTACGCCGACCGCCGGGCGATCGTTGACGCCGCCTACGACGACGAGGTGCGCGTTCTCGCAGAGAAGCGGGCGCTGCTCGATGACATCACGGACCCCGGCCGGCGTTTGCAGGAAGAGAAGAAGATCGACCTGGAGCTCGCGAGGGCGAGGCTCGAGCATGAGAACGCGATTGGTGAGATCCTCTTCGAGGAGCGTCAGACGGTCCGCGATCTTGCGAAGGAACGGCTCGGCATCGAGCAGAAGATCCTGGAAGCGCAGGGGAAGCGGACGGAGGCGCAGAGGCTCGGGTTCGAGGAGGAGTTGCGCCAGGCCGATCTGATCCTGCGGAAGCGCGGAGCATCGGATGCTGAGCGCGAGGCTACGCTCCGACGCCTCCGGCAGGTGCTGGAGGCGGGCGCGGACTTCGAGGACGCCAAGGCAGATGCCGAAGCGGCACTGCACGAATACGACGCGGCGCGGGCTGAGATCGAGGCGCGAGCCGCTGCCGGCCTCATCACGCAGTACGAAGCAGAGACCGAGATACTGGCGATCGAGCAGGGGCGCCTGGGCACACTCGCGCAGCTCGCCGAAGCACTCGAGGCGGCGGCCCTGGCCACCGGTGATCCGGAGAAGATCGCTCAGGCCCGGGAGTTCGCGGCATCGGTGCGAGAGATCGGCATGTCGGTCGAAGCCTCGACGTCGGCCTTCGGCGAGTTCCGGAAGACGGCCCTGGAATCCGCGACTGGCGCCATCACAGACTTTCTCGATTCAGGCATCAGCAAGGCGACCACGCTGAGGGGGGTCTTCAAGAATCTCGCGAGCTCGATCATCGGGGACCTGAGAAGGATCGCAGCCCAGATGCTGGCGCAGAAGTTCATGGGGCTCTTCGGTGGGCTCTTCTCCGGGGGAGGCGAGATCGGAGCAGATTTCATCGGGCCGCCCGTCGCCGGGAAGGCCGGGGGAGGGCTTTTGCATGGGCCCGGTACTGATACCTCAGACTCCATTCTGATCCGGGCGTCACGCATGGAGTACCTCGTGAAGGCGGCCTCGGTGCGCCAGCCGGGCGTCTTGCCCGTGCTCGAGGCGATCAACGCGCATGGAGCGCGGGCACTCACGACGTCACCGGTCATCGCCGATATCGATGAGGTGGCTCATTTCGCGCAGGGCGGACTCGTCGGAAGCGCAGGGGCGGAGGGCGGCGGCACACTGAACGGCCGGCTGCTCCTGGGCCTCGAGGATGGTCTCGTTCTCAGAGACATGGAGAGTCCGCAGGGCCAGCGCATCATGGTCCAGGCGCTCGCGAAACACCGACGGGCGGCTCGAGCCGCATTGGGGATCTGACGATGTTCACAACGGACACGGCGAGCGACTACGCCGACCTTCTGGATCGACTCCACACGTTCCTGACGGCCAAGGGCTCCGCCTTCGGTCTCACCTATGCGGGCACGGGAGACGGAACGCTCACCGCGTACTCCGGAGGGGCGTCGTCGGTGGCGGAGACCTTCACCATCACGGCTACGTCATCGACTTCTTTCAATGTCGTGGGCTCCGTCTCGGGTTCCATCGGGCCGGCGACTGTGGGGACCCCCTTTGCCCATGCGAAGATCGAGTTCCTGATCTCGGCCGGCGGTACCGCTTTCGTCGCCGGCGACGAGTTCGAGCTCGCCACGGCGCCCCCATGGACATCGAAGAGGAAGGCGCTCGGATGCCGAGTCACGGCGACCCAGGGAAACGCCGGTCCGTTCGGCGTGCAGAACATCGTTGATGGAAAGAAGGTCGTATCGACACAGTGCTGGCAAGTGACATCACCTGTCACCGTTCCCCAGGATGTCGAAGTCGAGTTCTTCGAGGCCGAGACGATCGAGACCTACCAGATGGGCGCGCTGATGTCCTCCTACTACTCGAGCCTCCCATACGCCTGGACGCTGCAGTACTGGGACGGTGACTCCTGGGAGGATCTCGACACTCAGTCGGGTCACAACGACTGGACAGAGGAGGTAGTCAAGACATTCGAGATCAGCTCTCCCGTCTCCGCGACAAAGTACCGCCTGCACATCACGGAGACCAACAGCTCCAGCCGCCTGCGCCTTGGGCTCTTGCGTCTGCTCCGAACCGACGGCGTCGATGCGGCCTTCTCCCAGACGATCTGGGAGGCGCCCGGCAACGACGGCGACTCGGAGATCCTCGTGGGCGTCCATCTCTTCGAGAGGCAGGACGCGGACTACTTCAACTGGGAGATTGGAGCGTTTGATGCCTTTGCGGCAGGCACCCAGTGGAGGGATCAGGCCGGACACCACAGCAGGCTCTATCTGCCGCTGTGGGACGAGTCGATTCCGTACTGGTTCATCGCAGACGGGCGGCATGTGATCGTTGTCGCGAAACTCAACACGCAGTACGAGGTCGCCTATCTTGGCCTGATCGACAGCTACTTCAGCCCGAGTCAGTGGCCGTATCCGATCGCGCTGGGCGGATCCTTGGCGTTCGAGGCTGAGATCCCCGACTGGGATGATGACGCCTGGCGCTGGTCGAACGCCTCCCTGCAACACCGTGCCTTTACTCACTCGGATCCAGGCGACGGCGACAATGACGATGTCGGCTCCTACCAGATGCGGGCACGGGATCTCTCGGGCGGGTGGTATGGGTTCGCCGGACTCTGGAACGACAACGGCTGCAGTGGGTCCAGCGGTATGAACCTGATCTGGCCCTACTGCTGCGGGCTGGAGCTCCTCGATGCGAACCGCGACGGGGGCTATCTGCTTCTGCCGGTCATGCTCATGGCGCAAACACCGAACACGCTCGGCGAGCTTGCCGGCGTCGCTTGTGTGACGGGTCAGGGGCTGACAGACGAGACCCTGATCCAGGACGGAGCACTGGACTGGATCGTCTTCCATGACACGTTCCGGACCGATCGCGATGACTTCTTCGCCGTGAAGCTGGACTGAGGAATCACCATGGCTGCCTACCAGACCGGAGTAAGTAGCTCACCAGTGAACCTGCTGCAGACCCTCGTATCATGGCTCTCAAGCCAATCGTGGGTCGTCGATCTGTCTATGTCCATCGGCACAGGCTGGCGCGCACATCTCCACAAGGGAGCGACGTTCGTACATCTCCGCGCGGCCATGGACGAGAAGCTGTGGGCCTACGATGGCGAGTACCACGACAAGGGCGATGGAGGATATGGGATCGGCTTCTATCTGGGCACCAGCTACAACGGCATGAGCAACTGGGACGAGCAGCCGGGCCGGCCGGTGCGGGTCGAAGATGGATCCACATGCGGCTGCGGCGTGAATCTCCCCGCTGGATCTGTGGCAGCGTACCACCTGTTCGATGACGGGGCCGACAACATCATCGTTGTGGTAGAGCGGACACCCGGGATCTACTGCCACTTCGGTTGGGGGCCGGCGATGGGAGCCGCGGGGCAGCCGGAGAACTTCCCGTACTTCTTCGGAAGCGCCTCCGCCTATCTGAACACGATCACGGGAGCGCCAGGCGGAGAGAGGGGAGGCATCAACATAACAACCTACCCGCCATTCTCCCACGGCGACGAGGACGTGTCCAGCTACAACGGTCTCTACACACGCGTTCATGCCACGGCGTATGTGCGTGTCGATGCGGGAACCTACACTGCTCGATGGATCGCTAACGGCCGGGACGCTGGCAGCGGAGACGGCGGATATGGCGGCACCGGCCGACAGATGCGCTGCGCACTGAACCTCGGCCCCTGTAGCGACACAAGCCTGGACTCCGACGACTATCCCAGCTACCAGGATCTCGCAGACAGGGTCCATCAGACGGCATTCGCTGGAGCACTGTTCCTGCCCCTTCACACTTTCGTGCTGACAGATCCGGATGCTCGCTGGTCGCCGGTGGGCCACGTTCCTTCGGTCTTCTGGTGCGAGGCCGTCGGGCACGGCCATAGTCCTGGAGACGTCTATCAGGTGGGTGGGGAGGACTACATGCTCTTTCCCCATTTCGCCGTCCGCAAGGGAGCGTGATGTCTTGTGCCGACCGGTCTCCTTGCGCCCAGCCCCCTTGCTCTCGACTCGGTCGGAGTCGTAGCGCTCCGAGAAGCCTCACTGCCCCATCCATCGGAGCCAGCCTTCAGTCAGGTCTCAGCCCCAACAGAGGCAGTCTTCTCCGATCTGGCCGATCCAAGGCCGGACTCCTATGAGAAGGGCGGCCTCGTCGCAGCCGGCTACGCCTCGGTCTGGTTCGAGCGGATTCATGTCATACCACGCGAGCGCAACCTGGGCGCCGTGGTATCTGAGCAGAAGATCGAGGTCGAGGTCTGGAGTGCCTGCCGATGCCGCTCGCGCAATCTGGAAGAGATCGATCTCGAGGGACCGGCGGGCATTGAGGTGATTGATCACCTCGGACAGCCCGCACACTTCCCGGCAACGGACTCACAGGTCTATACAGTCGAGGTCTCGGCGGAGGGCGATCCGCAGATCGACAACCTCGTCACCTGGGTCTTCACTGATGTCGATGAGTCGGGGACAGGGATCCTAATCCTCGGCTACAGGATCATTCCATTCCCCTTCGCGCCCAATATGATCCAGCCGATCACCGAGTCATTCGGCTACCTGACGGACATCCTGACGGCGTTCGATGGTAGCGAGCAGAGGGTCCAGCTGCGCGGCCGACCAGTCGGCGCGATCGCCTATGCCGTTCTCCTCTGCGATCCCCGGGACGCGCAGATGGCGGCTGCGATTCTCCATGGCAACCAGATGCGGGCATTCGCCGTGGGGCGCTGGCAGTTCCAGACGCCGCTTGTGCAGGCAGCGTCGGCTGATGACCTCACGATCTACTGCGACACGCAGCACCTGCCCTTCGAGGTCGACGGGCTCGTCATGCTCTGGACGAATGCCTACCACTGGGAGGTCCAGCGGATCTCGGCCGTCGAATCAGATCATCTTGTGCTCTCGAGCGGCCTCGACAACGCCTGGAGCGCTGGACTGACGAAGGTGCTGCCCGTCGTTGTGGGCCGCCTGTCCCTGAGTGAACCACTCATATGGGAGTCACTGAGTGTAGCGTCGAAGCGAATCTCCTTCAGCGTTGACGGGTTCCGACCATGACGTATCTCGGCTACGACGTGCTGGTGATCGACTACAACCGGATGGGCTCCTTCGAGGATCGCCTGGATCGGAAGGGCGTGCTCCTGGACGGTGGGACGGGCAAGCGGACACCAGATGAGCAGTCTCCGGCTCCAGCCTCCGAAAGACCGTTCATCTGGACGGCGTTCGGGCGGTCCGCCATCGCCGAGCTCCGGGACTTCCTCGACGCGCGCGTTGGATGCGCCGTCCCATTCTGGATTCCCACTCTCCAGAGGGATCTGTCTCTTGCAGAGGATGTCGACAAGGACGACTCGATTGTCAGCGTCAACTGGGTCCGCTACGTCGAGCAGATGTACGGGACGACGGGAGCCCGGCGGCATCTGGCGCTCTGGCGGCTGGGAGACATCTCCGCGCTGGACTGCTATATGGTCACCGATGCGAACGATCCCGGCGACAAGGTGACGGAATCACTGACGATCGACCCCGTAGCAGTACGGGACTACCCCATGACGGAGACGGTGATCTCGTTCCTGCGGCTCTGTCGGCTGGAGGAGGACCGGGTGGAGATCTCCTATCCGAGCGGGAACGTGGCAGAGGCGGTGATCCCGGTGAGAGATCTGCCCATGGAGGCGCCAGCATAGCCATCTGGGAGCAATCCGGCTCCGAGCCTATACCGATGTAGGGGGCGGGCGAGATCGTGCGGCACAGGCGAAATCTCGCGGTCGATCTGGCCGAATCTGGCTTCGGAAGACCGAAGGACAGCCATGAGCACCTATGACGAGAGGGAGAAGCAGCGCTACGGCGGGATGCCGGTAGAGTGCTACCGCTTCGCCCAGTCGGAGAATCTCTGGCTGCTTACATCCGCTGACCGGGAGATCACACTTCCGATCGGGCGATTCACTCCGGAGACGATCACTCGGTCCGCCTGCGATTTCTCGAAGGAAGACAGCGCTCAGTCGATGGACGTCATCCTTCCAAGGACGAGCCCGGTGGCGGCACTCTTCATCGGGAATGTCCCGTCGTCGCCCCTCTGGCTCACGATCTATCGGGCGCACAGGGGCGATGAGTCGGAGTACGTCGCGGCGTTCACCGGCCGCGTCGTCTCGGCGCGATTCACGGAGTCGGAGGTCCACCTGGCGGCGACGAGCATCACATCGTTCTTCTCTCGCAACGTCCCCGTCGTTCAAATGCAGACCCCATGCAACCATGTGCTCTACTCCGCCGAGTGCGGCGCGAACCCTACGAGCTGCCGGGACTCAATCACGGTGACGACCGTCGATGGTGTCACGATCGTCTCGAACGATTTTGGCCTGCGAGCCGATCACTGGTTCCGTGGGGGACGACTTGAGACGGCAGACGGCGAGTCCCGTCTGATCGCCGAGCATGTCGGAGACACAGTGACGCTCATCTCCCCGGTTCCCGGTCTCGCGTCTCTTGATGTCGTCTGGGCGTATTGGGGCTGCGACCACCTCGAGAGCACATGCCAAAGCAAGTTCGGCCGGCTCGAGAACCACCTCGGCTGGTCGCGAATCCCCGGGCGAAATCCATTCGGGGGGAGCATCGACTGATGGGCTTCTGGCTCACACTTCTGATCTATGTCGGCCTCCAGATCGCATACGATCTCCTGAAGCCGAAGCCGCACTTCGACTCACCCGAACCGTCCTCGCTTGGTGACTTCCGTTTCCCGACCATCGGAGAGGGGCGAGCAATCCCAATCGTGTGGGGCACCTGCAAACTGTCGGGGCCGATGGTTACGTGGTACGGAGACCTCGAGGCCGAGGCGATGAAAGAGGAGTATCAAACGGGTCTCTTCACCAGCGAGGAAGTCATCACGCACTATCGCTACTATCTCGGCATGCAGCTTGTGCTCTGTAGCGGAGAGATCGACGAGGTCCTTCAGATCCGGTTCGACAACAAGCAGCCGGTCCACCGCTCTGACGAGTTCGGATGGGATCTCTTCGAGCAGTCGATCGAGTACACGCCCGGGGAGCATTCCACAACCGCCAGCATCGACGCGTGTCAGCTCTTCGGCGGGGAGGATCAGGAAGGCGGAGTCAAGGGGCAGGTGGAGATCTACCATGGGACGGCGGGCCAGACAGCTGATTCGTATCTTGTGGATCAAATCGGGAGCGCACTCCCGGCGTACAGGCACATCTGCTACGCGGTCTTCAAACACGTCTACCTGGGCACGAGTCCATATATCAAGGACATCTCCTTCGTCGTGCGGCGCTGCCCCAATAGCCTGGCTCTCCAAGATGGAGATCACGACATTGATGGCGACGCGAATCCGGCGGCCATGATCTACGAGCTCCTGACGCGCCCGCCAGGGCAGAACGGTTTGGGCATCCCGGTGGGGATGATCGATCTCGATGGGTTCAGGGAAGTAGGCGCGACTCTCGCGGCAGAGGAGCTCGGGCTTTCCATGCAAGTGGACCAGACGAGCTCGGCCAAGGACCTGATTCTCGAGATTTGCCGGCACATCGATGCCGTGGTCTATCAGGAACCGTCGACGGGATTTCTCACGATCAAGCTCATCCGGTTCGACTACGAAGAGGAGGGCCTGCCCGTTCTCGATGAGAGCAACTGCACAGTGACGAGCTTCTCGCGGTCGAGCTGGGACGAGACGAAGAACCAGGTGCGCGTGTCCTTCCTGGACCGGGGCACACTCCTACTCCCCGACGAGGTCGGCGTCTCGAGGGCCGGATTCGAGGAGCGGTCCATTCAGGTTCAGGACCTCGCGGCGATCGAGGCGCGGGGCGGGCAGGTCTCTACGCTCAATCTGAACCTCCGTGGCTTCTCCAACCCGACGAACGCACAGAGGGCCGGTGCTCGGGCTCTCAAGACAGTCTGCTATCCAGTCGCATCGATGGAGATCTCCAGCAACCGCTCATGCTGGGCCTTCCGCCCGGGCACAGTGTTCAAGCTCAACTGGCCGCCCCTGGGCATCGAGGGCCTCGTCTGTCGTGTGACCAAGGTCGCACTGGGTGAGCTGCGCGATGGCGAGATCGTTCTGGAGGCCATGGAGGACGTATTCGCAGTTGACTGGGTGGCCTATACACCACCAGGAGATTCGGACTGGGACGATCCAGCAGTGGTTCTGCCGGCGCTGACCGATCAGGCTGCGATGCTCGCGCCCTATGAGGCGACGAAGAACCTGCCGACGCCAGAGGGAGGAGCGCAGCAGGCCGTCGTGGCAGCGGCACGCGGCACGGCAGGACTGTCCAAGGGCTTCAACGCAGTAATCGAGGAGACCGCCACGCGGTTCGCGTGGTTCACGCCGAGTGGCACGCTCGAGTCAGAGATCACCGAGAGCTCCACGTCGATCGTCGTCGACGCGGAATCCGACGCCCTTCGCATCGCATCGGTCAATGATCCGGACCACGACGCGGGCGCGAACATCGCATGGCTCGTGGACGACTCCGGACTCGAGGAGTTCATCGCGTTCAAGACCGTGGCGATCGTGGGGAACGAGATCACACTTTCGGTCCTGGCTCGCGGCTGCCTCGACACGGCGCCGACGGCTTTCAGCGCCGACACGCGGATCTGGTTCTTGTCCTATGGCAATGGCGTCGTCAACATCAACGGCTCTGGGATGACAGAGATCACCTTCCAACCCTTCAACAACCTCGGTGGCTACGATATCGACGAGTGTCCATCGGAGCAGGTCACGGCGATCTCCCCGCCTCGGCGCGATCGCGTCTACTGCCCCACCGATGTCAAGTTCAACGGCATGAGCTACCCGTCCTCGATCTCCGGCGAGCTCACAGTGTCATGGGAGCACCGCAACCGGCTGGGCGCGTGGGGCTATGCAGACTCGGGCAAGACGGACACGCCAGAGACAGACACGGAGTACGACGTCCTCGTCTATGGCGAATCCGACACGCTCGTCCACACGGAAGAGGGCGTGACGGGAAAGAGCTGGACTTACCTCGAGGCCGATGAGATCGCCGAGTCAGGGCTCGGCAGACTGAACAACCATCTCCGCGTGATCCTCCGGACGTATGGCGACGGCCGGAACCACCAGGCCATCCGGGAGATCGAGTGGGAGATGGACAGGGTCTAAGGAGGTGGGCGAGGTGTCCAGACTAGTTGATCTAGCACTTGGGCGCTGTACGTCTGATGGACGATGGGAGACCGACTTCGGGCGCTGGGTCGCGGACTACGGCCCCTCGGAGATCGTCGAGAGATTCCGTGAGGATCCGGAGCTCCGGATAACGCAGCATGCGGTCTACGAGTGGCTGCGCGGCCACGTGCCGCGCGTGGAGCGCGCCATGGCTCTTGTCGAGCTCTCGGCCGGGCACCTCACGCTGGAGCAGATCTACGCCCACGGGAACCAGGTGAAAGTCATGTCGGATGGCCCGGATCACTCGGAGCGGTAGTGTGAAGATCGACTGCAACATCGACTCTACAGCACTGATCCTCCGGCTGCGCAAGGGCGAGCGGCGCCTGGCCTATGCCGCCGTGAACGCGATCAACAAGACGGCGAAGCGTATCCAGGCAGAGGAGCGCCGTCAGCTCGCGGAGCGATTCACGCTGCGGAAGACGGAGTTCATGCAGAGGATGGCGGCTGTCATCAAGCCCTTCGCGAGTGTCAAGCAGGGGAGGGCGTTCGCCGAGATCAGCGTGGGGCAGAAGCCGAAGCTACTACTGTCTGCATTCGAGAGGGGAGGAGAGCGTGAGCCTCTGACACCGGGAGCGCAGAAGGTGGCTGTTCCCGTGGTCGGTGGCCCAGCCCGTCCACAGTTCGCCCAGCCGGTCGTTCCCGAGTTCCGCATCAGCAGGCTGCGATTCGATCGGACGAAGACAGGACGCCGACGCGCCGGCGTCGTGAGGACCCGGACGTACCTCGTACCGAGCACGGGGATCTTTCAGCGCACAGGACCCGAGCCGGAAGATACGACGCCGGTCTACTTGTTCGCCGAGGATCAGAAGCTCGATGCGCGCCTGGGCTTCATTGAGACGGCGAGGCGTATCGCGCGGCGATGGTTCAAGGAGGAGATGGAGCGCGAGACCGTCAATGCGATCGCGCGATCCAAGGGGCAGGGGATCTGAGCTTTCTAGGTACTGTCTGGCGCTTAGCAAAGGGTGCCGGCGAAGCGTTCTTTTCGTGAGGTGGGAGATTCGCAAAACAACTTATCGCCACGTCGGCCAAGCACGGGACTAAGCCGGCCTCGCGAGGAGCTGCAATGGGGAACACAAGAGCCGAGAAGCGGACACCGCGGAAGCCCCGGAGCAGATCAGCAGCGGCTTCATCTGCCCGCGAATGCGGCATCAGATACCCCGGCGAACTCGAGCTCTGGCCCATCGATCGGCTGAAGCCGTGCGACCGGAACCCGAGGACGCATACTCCCGGTCAGATCAAGAAACTGGTGAGGAGTCTGCAGGAGTTCGGCTGGACGAACCCGATCCTGGTTGATCGCGCTGGGCACATCGTCGCGGGCCACGGCCGGCTCATCGCCGCCCGCGAAATCGGACTGAAGCGCGTGCCCGTCATCCAGCTAGGGCACCTCACATCGGCGCAGCGGCGAGCGTATCTGATCGCTGATAACCGGCTTGCGCTCGATGCGGGCTGGGATGAGGACCTCCTCGCCGACGAACTGCGCGAGCTCGCGGCAATCGACTTCGACCTCACGCTCACAGGTTTCGATCTCGACGAGCTCGAAGAGCAACTCGGGGGAGGCGGCACGGGCCAAGGGGCCGGCGATCCGCCCGTCAGTCCGGCCACACCTGTCTCGAGAGAGGGCGATCTCTGGCTTCTCGGGGAGCATCGTCTCCTCTGTTCTCGCGAGCCTGATGCCGCGACCTTTGAGCGCCTACTCTCCTCGCGAGATCAATCCCATGGCTCGTCAGGCTGCGTGGCGATCGCCGGCGACGCATCGCTATGTGACGTCGTCGTTCGCCAGTGGCAAGAAGCGACCAGGCAACCAGCGCTGCTAGATGGAACGGGGAGTACGTTCGATGCTGTTGGCGGGGACCGTGGCGCTGCATGAAGCAGGTGAGCGTTGGCGCGTTCGAAGAAGACGAAGAAGACGAAGCCGAAGAAGCCCCGCAAGACCACCCGGGCCAAGAGGAAGCTGGTCTCACAGCGCGCGTTCGCCAGTCAGATCGGCGTCTCGCAGAGCGCTGTGTGCCAGGCAATCAAGGCCGGCCGTATCTCCACCGTCAATGGGAAGATCGATCCGGTCGCGGCGAAGCGGGAGTGGAAGAGCAACACCGACCAGAGCAAACCGCGCAATCGCGTCACGGGCAAGCCGAAGCAACGGCGGAATCCGAAGAAGCCAGAAGAGCCGATGGACCTCGACGGGGCATCGGCGAAGGAGGGAGCGGGAGGGAATAGCAGCTCCTACGCGAAGGCGCGTGCGGCGCGGGAGGTCTACACCGCGCAGCTGAAGAAGCTCCAGCTCGAGCGCGAGCGGGCGGCACTTGTCTCCGCAGACGAGGTGCGCGCGGCAATGTTCAGCTTGGCGCGTCGGACTCGCGACGAGCTCATGGCCCTGCCCGAACGCATGTCAGCAATCCTCGCTGCAATCGATGATGCCGCAGAGATCGATCGGGTGCTCGAGGATGAGATCGACCGGATCTGCCAGGAGTTCTCGAATGCAGACGGGTTTTGATGTCTGCAGCTCTGCCTACCGTGAGGGATGGCGGCCCGAGCCTCGGCTCAAGGTCAGCGAATGGGCCGACCTCCATCGAAGGCTTGGCAACCGCGCGGGCCGAAGCGCAACGCGGTGGCGCACAGACACGGTGCCCTATACACGCGACATCATGGACGCGCTCAGTCCACGTTCGCCGTGGCGTCGTGTTGTGCTCATGAAGGGGTCGCAGCTCGCGGGAACTACGCTCGGGAACAACTGGTTGGGCTTCATCATGGACCAGTCGCCCGGGGCCATCCTTGTGCTACGGCCGACCGTTGATGAGGCGCGCCGATTCAGCCGCCAGCGGCTCGACCCGATGATTGCGACGACACCGGCGCTGAGCCGTCTGGTGAAGGAACCTCGATCGCGTGATGGCAGCAACAGTCTTCTCATCAAGGAGTTCCCCGGTGGTGTGCTCTTCCTGACCGGGTCGAACTCGGCCACGGGTGTGAAGTCGATGCCGATCCGCTACCTCTTCTGTGATGAGATCGACGAGTACCCGGGTGACATCGATGGTCAGGGAGACCCGATTGTCCTCGCCGAGAAGCGAATGAGCGGCCCGGTCCACGCCCGTCGGAAGGAGTATCTGGTCTCGACGCCGACGATCAAGGGGCTCTCCAGGATCGAACGCGAGTTCCTCGCGTCGGATCAGCGGCGCTATTTCGTGCCGTGTCCCCACTGCGGTCACTTCGACTGGATCAGATGGGAGAACATCCGATACGAGGAGAACCGTCCGGAGACTGCCGTGCTCGTCTGCGTTGAGTGCGGAGGAGTGATCGAGGAGCGGTTCAAGCCGCAAATGCTGGCGCAGGGCCAGTGGCGCCCGACCGCCGATGGGGAGGTCGATCCCGAGACGATCGGATTCCACATCTCGAGCCTCTACTCGCCCCTCGGCTGGCTGCCCTGGTCGTCCATCGTGCGAGAGTTCCTCCTCGCAAAGAAGGATCCACTGCGCCTGAAGACCTGGGTCAACACCGTGCTCGGTGAGACCTGGGAGGAGCGCGGGGAGACGGTCGATCCGGAGAGCATCCTGGCGCGTGCCGAAGCCTACGCGGGCGAGGTCCCTGACGGCATCGGCGTGTTGGTGGCGGCCGTCGATGTACAGGACGACCGGCTTGAATGTGCTGTGAAGGGCTACGGCGCATCCGAGGAATCCTGGCTCGTTGCGTATCAGGTCTTCCATGGGGATCCTGGTGGAGATGCCCTCTGGCTCGAGCTTGATACGTTTCTGCGGCATGAGTTCCGGCACGAGTCTGGCGCCCCCGTTGAGATCAGGTGTACTACGGTCGACAGTGGAGGCCACCATACCGAACAGGTCTACAAGTTCTGCAAGGCGCGAGCGGACCGGAGCGTACTGGCTGTCCGCGGGACGGGAGATCGCGGGAAGCCGCTCGTCGGACGGCCGAGCGATCACAATCGCTACCGGGCTAAGCTCTTCAATCTCTGCGTGGACGTCGGGAAGGAGATCGTCTACTCCCGGCTCCGGATCGACGCGCCGGGGCCGGGCTACTGCCACTTGCCGCAGTGGGTTGATGAAGAGTACGTCGCACAGCTGACAGCGGAGAAGGCCGTCTATCGCTACAGGAAGCACAGGGGCTCCGTGCGGGAGTGGATCAAGATGCGCGAGCGGAACGAGGCGCTCGACCTGGAGGTCTACTGCCTCGCCGCGCTCTACATCCTGGGACCTGACTTCATCAGGTCACTTCCCGAGCGAGCGGCTGCCCTGGGCAAACGCGTTGAGCAAGGCGCGAAGACCGATGACGAAGAGGTGGCTGTCCAGACCAGACCCGGCTGGGTGGACGGTTGGCGTGGAAGCTGATCGAGGACCGGGAGGACGTGATCATGATCCGCTGGGCACGAACTGTAGGCCACCCATCGAGTGTTCTCATCCGCGACACCAAGTCCCGCATCTCACAGCAGATCCGCCTGTGGAGCTGGTACCGCGGCGAGCAGCAGGGGAGCTGGGTGAATCACTACGCCTACCTCGGCTCCGATCGCAGTTGGATCGTCGAGGCCCTTTTCGGGGGTGTGGAACAGGGCACACTCGCGAAGTACGATGACTCGAATGTCTGCTGGGGCATCATCATTGAGCATCTCGGGTTCTCACTCAGAGAGCACACGATCGCCGATGGCGCCGCGCTCGCGTTCGTCGGGAAGCCCTACAACGTCGTGTCGATCGCCAAGCAGTTCCTCGACGGACTCTTCTCGAAGCTCCTGGGCAGGGACGTCTATCTGCTGCGCCGGCTGAGCCTGCCAGGTGTGGCCGCGATGATCTGTTCGCAGCTTGGCGTCAAGGTTCATCGCGTCGCCGGCTGGAAGTTCATGGGGCTCAAGACGGTCTACCGGAAGGAGCAGAAGGGCATCTCTCTGCGGCTTCGGGCCGTGCAGATCCTCGCCGAGCTGCCGGATAGAAGGGCGGCTCCGGACTGCATCTGGGACGATGCCCTCGAGCACAGGCCCTCTCTCTACCGTATCGTGGGGGAGATCAACCCAGACCTGCGTCCACCGGATCTCATTCCGGTGATCGCCGCGAAGATCGACAAGGATCTGGCCTGGTAGACACCGCACCCTGTCTCGCGTCTTCGCTTGACTCTCCATCACGAATGTGGCATGATGGTGTCGCCGGGTTCGTGAAGGGCGAGACAGGAGGATGAGTATATGCGCACGGTATGCTGGGTCGGCATCGCGCTGCTGCTCTTCGCGGAGTCTGCGGCCGCCGACACGATCATCCTCAAGAACGGGCTCGCTATCTCTGGTATGCTCGTCGACCGAGAGCAGATCCGATCACATGAGTTACTACCTCCGCAGATCGCGGTCGTGGATTCGGCCGGGGAGCGTCAGGAGATCGCGCTCGCGGATATCGATCGTGTCATCATCGAGGATCCCGACGGGGTCCGGATCGTGGGAGCCAGAGCACAGCCCAAGAGCAGTATCGGTAGGACGGGCATCTCGAGAGGCACTGTCCTCATCGGATCCGGTTTCGTTGTTGGGCTCGTCGGAGCTGCAGTCCCGATGGGAGGGGCACGTCCCGTCAGGATTTCGGGAGGGAGGACCAGGTACGTCACGTCCTATGGCGAGGGCAACTACATCGTCGTCGCTGTAGGTCTTGCCATGGTCGTTACGGGTAGCATCATGAACATGTCGAACGCTACGGATTTCGCTTCGGCCCCACTCACTGTACAACCTGGCTCCGCACCACTTTCCGGGACCCCCGGCATCGTCTGCTGTCTCCGGTTCTGATCTGCCAGGGGAGGTCGAGAATGGCTGGCCGCATGGTGTACCAAATGGTCTGTAGACAGTGCGGAACCGTGGGGTTCCCGCGGACCTATACCAAGGGGTCCATCTGGGTGGAGCTGATCCTCTGGGTCTGCCTTCTTGTTCCCGGGCTCATCTACTCTCTCTGGAGGGTCACCTCGCGTTACAAGGGCTGTCCTGCCTGCGGCGCCGCTGGGATGATCCCGCTCAATGCGCCCATGGCCAAGGAGATCCTGGGCCGCACGGCAGCCACCCCGCGAGATTCCGCTTGACACGAATCAGGGCCGGCTATAGTCTCGGTCCTGGAGGTCGAACCGACATGAGAACGCCGCCAAACTGTCCCGGCAGAATAGCAAGATCCGGAACCCATCCGAGGTTCGGCGTTGCGGCCCTTGAGGCCGTGCCCGGGACAGGCCACGGGTGGGTTTCTCTTAGTGGGGCCCGGTAGGGCCCCGGCGCCCCACGCCGCTCTTTGACAGTCGATTGCTGCGGAACGAAGTGCCCGAGAGGACCAGCGCAGGAAGGGCTCTTCTTCTTTTTGCTGGTGCGTGTCGCATAAGACATATTATCTGGCAAGTAACACGGCCAGATCATCAATCCTCCGACGCGCCCGCGTGACACCTCATCGCCTGAGCATATCTTGATACCCCCACCTTTCCTGTGATACTCTCAACTATCTAGCGAGTCGGGAAATACTACTCTCGAGAGCCCGTTCCGCAGCCGCGCGCTGCTGGAGCGGGCTTTTCTACAGGAAGGGGTCACACCATGAATCCGCAACACGAGACCCTCGAACCCGTTGAGTTCGTCCTCCGCCGCATCCCCGAGGTCCGGGTCATCTTCGCCGATTACGAATCGGCCCTCATCCAGATCCTGACCGGGGAGCGGCCCTGCCAGTTCCGGAGCTCCGAGCACCGGCTCTGGCTCTTCGCCCGTGCCTTCACGGCGGCCACCTCGGACGCCTTCGCAGACCAGGCCACCGAACGCAGCCGCGCCCAGACCTCGCGGCTCTGCATGCTGCAGGACCGTCTCGACCGTCTCGAGCGCGATCTTGAGCAGTCGCGAGAGCGGGGCCTGGTTGACCGGGCCGTCCGCGCGGCCCTCGAGAAGGAACTGCGATCGCGCGACGGTTTCAACCGCGCTGAGCTCAGGCTCGCGGCCATCGTGCGCGACGCCTCCATGATCGCCGGCCAGCGCGGGGAGGTAAGCCGATGAAGACGACCATCACAGATCTCATATGCGAGTACCTCGAGCACCTGAAGGACAGGCGCTATTCGCCCCACACACTGGACTCCTACGGGCGAGACCTGCGGCTGTTCACCGAGATCACGGGCGCAAACTACCTCGAGGACATCACCCCCGCCGCCGGGGAGGCGTTCCTTGCCGAACTCCGCAGGCGCCGGCTGGCCTCCGCCACGATCCAGCGGCGCATTGCCGCTCTTCGGTCCTTCGGAGCCTGGCTCGTCAATGAGCGGTGGCTCCTGAAGAACCCGGTTGACTCGATCCGTCCGCCGAACGTCCGGCGGACGCTGCAGCGCGTGCTCTCAGAAGAGGAGCTCCGACGGGAACTCGATGCGCTCCCCGCGGAGACACTCGCGGAGCAGCGCGATGCCGCGATTCTCGAGGTGCTCTACGGATCTGGGATCAGGGTCGCGGAGCTCGTCGGTCTCAACCTCGGCGATATGCAGATCTCCTGGATGAGAGGAGACGATGCGGCGCCGAACCTCCGGGAGATGACCCTGATGATCAAGGTGCTCGGGAAGGGAGCCAAGGAGCGCGTGATCCCGGCAGGCGCGCACGCCGCCACCGCGGTCCTTCGCTACCTGGTGAGCCGGCGCATTCCTCCGCGATCGATGTTCTCGGCTGAGACGGCGCTCTTTGTCAACGCCTCGGGCGGGCGACTGACGGCGAGGTCGATCCAGCGCATCGTTGGCGCCCGGTTGAAGAGAGGCGGGCGCGTGACGCCGCACATGCTCCGTCACAGCTTCGCCACGCACATGCTGAATCGTGGAGCCGATCTCCGGGCGATCCAGGATCTCCTCGGCCATGAGTCGCTGAGCACGACGCAGCTCTACACGCATTCCACAGCGAGGCGGCTGATCGAGGTACACGCCAAGGCGCATCCGAGGGCGCGCAGGAGGCCGAATGAAGCGCTCTGAGCGATCTTCTCCTGTGGGGGCAGCCCTGGCCCGAAGAGGGGAGGTAACGGCAAGTAACGCCCCTCTTGGAGCCGGAGCGGGCGATCTTGTGGGAGTTGACGGAGAGCTTCTCAGGTGGCTCATGGAACTCGCGGAGATGAGCAGTGGCGAGATGGCGAAGGCGACGGGAATGTCCGGCGGGTACGTCCGGCAGGTGCGGCTGGGCAAGCGGTGCCGCGTCAGGAGGGAGTTCCTGCTCAGGGCAGGGAACGAGCTCGGCCGGCGATTCGGCGAGCCCGGGCGACTGGCGACAGCATTGACCGCGCGGATCGAGACAACCGGACGGTAGTGACATGGCTGCGACCACAAACAGGGGGCCGCGATGGGAATCAGAGTTCGGCAGATGGGTGGCGGAATACGGGGTGAGCGCGATCGTCGAGGCGCTGGCGAACGACCCACAACTGCGCGTGACGAAGCATGCAGTCTACGAATGGCTGCGCGGCCACGCTCCTCACCCGGACCGTGCCCGCGCACTGGTACGTCTGTCCCGGGGGCGCCTCACGCTGGAGGCGATTTACCAGCATGTCAGAGAAGAACGCGAACGACTGAGACGCGAATCAGAGAAGCGCGAGGCTGCGCATCGCTGATCGCAGAGGCGAAGGAGGCACGACGATGACCCCGACAAGACTCAGAGAACTGCTTGAGCGGTTCTGGCCCCGGATCACCGCTGGCGATCCAGAGTCCATCGCCAGGCGCGATGCTCTCCGAGAGGCATGGAGGTATCTCGGAGAGTCAGGTGTTCTCGATGCGCGCGTCGTCGGAATGGCAGATGCCGAGAGCGACGCGACTCCCGTGCTCGTGATGGACCAGGCGTGGGAGGCGGCGGTCTGCCGCATCGCCGGGCTGTCGCCCGAGTTCACGACGAAGGCGCATGCGCTTGCCTACTACGGCAACATCGCCCGGCCCCATACGCGGGACTTCGACCGTTGGTGGAGCGGGCTCGAGACGAAGCTCCTGCCGATCGCCTCAGCGCTGCTTTCCCGGCAGGTCTACGTCGTGCGGTCCGAGCAGGCCGACGATGAGGAGGCTGAACAGACGGCGGACGCCGTTGCCGTGACGGCCTCGCGCCTGGACGAGGAGGAGATCGGGGATGTGTGAGAGTGCCCGAGAGTCAACGGCCCGGTACCTGATCCGCATGGGGATCCTGCTCTTCAAGACGATCACGATCTGCGTCCTGATTGTCGCTGCCCTGATGTGCTTGGGACCAGCGGAATAGCGGCGATGACACGACCCTGCGATCGGGACTGCCCTACGAAGCGTGAGCGCTCGAGGAGCGCGAGCGAGAATCGAACGACAGTGCGGGCGTTCCGGCTGACTCGCCCGACAATGGAGGAGCTTCGAAAGGAGGCGGGTCGGCCCAAGCAGCGCCAGGCTGAACGCGACCATGCGAAGCTCCTCCGTCTCCACGGTGAGATGGTTGGCAAACGCTGCAGGACCTGCAAGCACCTAGTCTGTCACTGCCACGCACATCGGTACTACAAGTGCGAGCTCGCGCACATCAGCGGCGGCGCAGCGACGGACTGGCGTGTTCGCTGGCAGGCATGTGGACGCTACGAGGAGGTGTGATCGCGATGCTGGACGGGGCGCGGAAGGCGAAGGAGAGCTTGGAGTTCGCTCGGGAATGTCACCGGCGTGCTAACGGCGGTGTGTCGCGGCGACACGGGATCGTCCGCGCGCTCGCGAGGGCGATTGCTCCGCTTCTGATACCGGTGATCGATGCATGCCTCAGGAGTCTGGGGTTCGACCCCGCGGGCGGCGGCATTCTGAAGGGTCCGGAACCCGAAGGTTTCCGGCCGGACTTGCCGGGCGAGGTCCGCCTGCCGAAGAGCTCGCCAGCCTCCAGCCCCGAGGCTCCAGATTCCGAAGGCTTGCAGCGTCGGAGGGCGCTATTCGACTGGAGGAACTCGACACTGCGCGAGGTGCTCAGGGCACACGATCAGAAAATAGAGCAGCTCGCGCTGGAGTATGGGGACAGAACTCCCGGGGTGTTGATAGCTCAGGCGGGCACGCAGCTGCTCAAGGCGTGGGCCGAAGATCAGTTCGGCGAGGACATCCTCGACTCGCGGCTCGTGCGGGCCGGCAGCGATGCGTGTCTCCTGGCCGTTCCCTCGAGAGCGTGGGAGGCGTTTGTCTGTGCCGTCAGCGAACTCAACGGCAGCACGAAGAAGGAGGTGAAGGAGTGCTTCCGAAAGCGGATCGCACATGTGACCCATGAACCTCTCGGATTCGAGCTGTACTGGGCAGGCGCTGAAGAGCGAGCGCAGAAGGTCGCCGGTCTGCTCGGCGTTGAAGTCCCCGAGCTGATCGCGACGGGCCGCTACACGCCGAACAGCTCGCCGTCACCTGGGCAGACTCATGACGAGAAGTTCTGGTGCTCTGACGGGAGGTGGCAGTACGTCGGCCAAGCACTCGGGTTGGAGGAGGGCCCGGTCCGGATCGCACGTCTGCATCCCATCCGAGGCGATGTCAATGACTCGTGAGCGGCCTATCCAGTTCGTGGTTGTGGGAGGACCGCACGGCGGACCTACCGAGAACCCCACTTGCTACGTGAGGACGACGCAGCGCGGGAAGTACCAGCGGTGGACGAGGCCCCGAAGAAGCAAGCGCACGGGCGAGCTCCTCCCGCCGCGACTGACGCAGTGGGCCCGGTATCAGGACTATATCGACCACGTCAGGCGCGAGATGCCAGCGGAGGACTACCGCCTACTCGTCGATCACTACTGGCCTCTCGTGGCGGGAAGGGAGGCGAAGCTGGTCCTGGACGTCGTTGTCCAGTTCCGCGGCCGGGCGCATTCGGATGCCGATCACGTCGCGAGCACGATCGCGGATGCGCTCTTCCCGGCCCCCCTGCGGAAACGGAAGAAACCGACGCATTCGCGTCGGTTCCGCAGCCGAGAGACATATGTGCCGGTCTGGCCGCGTGCCGTGCTCGAGCGCGCTCCTGGGGATCGCGGCGTTCTCGCGCGGACAATCGACTTCCGGGACGGACAGGAGACGGCGTTCGTCGCCATCCGTATCAAGGGTCCCTACCCGCGCACGGAATGGCTGGACCCGGGGGCGCACGGTTTTCCGCGGGTTGAGCTCCACAGGAGCATCGTGAAGGAGGACGAGGAATGAAGGTGAGCGCGCCACGTCCGCCGACGCCGGGAACACAGGAGGCGCGGATCCTGGCGATCCTGGAGGACGGTCGACCGCACACGCTCTACGACTGGCCGGCCGATGACACCTACACGGGAAGGAACGCCGTGAGCCGCCTGGTGAAGAGGGGATACCGCATCAAGGCGTGGTACGACAGGCGGCACAAGACGAGACGCGGGAAGATCGTGAAGACGTATCAGCTGCAACTCGAGCAGGCGGAGCTTCCGCTCGAGGCTGCGCGCTGATCTCAGGAGAGGAGGCAAGCGTGGATCACGACGAGTCTCAGGGGCGCCACAGGGAAGCGGGGCTTCACAGACCCCGGCCGACGTCCAAGTTCCGGTCACCCACCGCCTTCCTTTTCTTGCCGGGCGACACGGTCAAGGACGAGGAAGGCAACCTGGGCAGGGTGAACATGTCGTGCGTGGACGGAGGCGGCCGGCAGTGGTTCTACGTGTTCTGGCCGCACCTTGGAATCACGGACTGCCGTGGGGAGCAGGATCTCACGCAGATCGAGGACTGAAGCCGTCGCCACGAAAGGGGGCGTGTCGTGAGGACACCCAGTACCAGGCGCTCGGGGAAAGGCGCGATGCGCCCTCAGTCGACGAGCGGCGCGCGCGTTCATGTACGACGGATGTGGCACTACGTCTTCATCATGCTGCCCCGAGGTGAAGGCGATCTCCTCCTGCGGTGCTGGACGAACGGCGAATCGAAGCGGGTCGCTCGGGCGCTGCGCAGATGGATCAGGTCTGGCGGCGACGCGGATCTTCCTACGCTCCGCTCGCTGGCGCGGTTCGCCGCCCAGCGGGTCGGAGTGCGCTGCAAGAAGACGATTACAGACTTCGGCGCCATGGGACGCGAGGAACGCGCCAGTCTTTGTGTCACGGGGGATTCATTCGTGCGTCTCGATGCCCTCCCCCCACGTCCTCGGGGGCAACAGTGAGACCTGTCTGGCTCGCATTCACGGCCGTGCTTGTCTTCACAGCACAGTTCTCCCGCGCTGGGATTCGATCGCATGTGCTGATCGGCGTGGTGCCGGACGAGATGTGGCAGGTGACGGCGAACGCCTGGGAGATCCCGGCATCGCCTGCGGTATCGGACTCCAATGGCATCCTGGTCTTCGAGTTCGACGATGCCGGCCTCGCGCCGGGTCCGATCACGATGAGGGTATGCCGCACTACTACCGGCATCGAGATCCTGACGATGATGGAGCCTATCGAGAAGGCGATCGAGTGGGCGTGGTGTTTGGCTCCCGTCTGGCCGAAGTGGGGGGTCTGGTGATGTGGGGCGAGATGAGCAACCCCTAGTTCGAGTA